TATTGCACCAGTATTTGATTATGTTAATTTTGATAATCTTGTTAAACATCTAGCAGACATTGTAGGTGTACCACAAAAAATATTAAAATCACAAAATCAAGTAAACGCAGAAAGAGAACAAGCCGCAGCACAAGCTGCAGAACAACAACAAATGGCACAGATGCAACAAGTTGCACAAGCCGGAGGAGATATAGCACCACTTGCAAAAGCATTGCCAGAAGAAGCAAAGGCTTTAGTAAATTCAGAAGTGGAATAATATGAAACAAGATAAACAACTAGAGAAATTTATAGCAGGATTAAAAAAAAACTATCAATACATATTCAATACAGATGAAGGCAAAGAAGTTTTATCTGACCTTGAAAGAAGATGTCATTATCATTCTACCACTAATGTAAAAGGTGATAGCCATGAGAGTGCATACATGGAAGGACAACGTAGTGTCATTCTATTTATTAAATCAATGCTACGAAAAGATAAGGAAAAATAAAAATGTCAAATGAACAGATAACACAGGAAACTGTGCCTGTAGAACAAGCGACTACAGAAACAGTACAACCAACAACAACACCCGCAGCTACACCTGCTGCACAACCAACATCTTGGAAAGATTCTATTAGCGAACAATATAGAAAAGATCCAAACATTGAAAAATTTACAGAAGCAGATGCTTTGGCTAAATCTTATATCAATGCAGTTAAAATGATTGGTCAAGACAAAATAGCAATACCAACAAACAATTCAACTCAAGAAGCATGGGAAGAAGCATATACAAAATTAGGTAGACCAGAATCTCCAGACAAATATAATTTTGATATTAAATCAGATGTTGTTCCTTTTGATGAAACTGCAATTAAATCTTTTGCAGAACAATCACATAAGTTAGGATTAAATAATAAACAAGCAGAAGGTATATTAGATTTTTATAAAAATAATATGGAAGGCTCTGCACAACAAGCAAAAATAGATACTGAAACTGCTCAATCTAAAGCTGAACAAGAGTTAAGACAAGAATGGGGTAGAGACTTTGAAGGCAAAGTAAAACAAGCTGGTGCATTAGCAAAAGCCAATATTAATCCAGAAATTTTAGATATGACTTTATCAAATGGAATAAGAGTTGGTGATCATCCAGAAATAATAAAAGGCTTTGCAAAAATTGCAAACATGATGTCAGAAGATAAAATTGTTGCAACTGAAAGTGAAAATGTAAATACAGTTGCTGACATTGAATCTGAAATATCAGCTATTACTAATGATACTAGCGGACCTTATTGGAATAAAGGTCATCCAGATCATGATAAAATAGTTAATCAAGTTTATACTTTAAGAGAAATGTTAAATGCAGATAAATAATCTTAATGATCAAGAAATTCGGTTAGAAGTATTGCGAATGGTTAAGGAGGTCGGTTCTAACGAACAAAAAAATGATCCCTTGCCAATCGCTGAAAAATATTATAATTGGATAGTAGGTAAGAAAATTCGTAAGAACCTTACTGGCAAGAAGGAATAGACTTCTACTCTAAAAGAGTTTAAATCCAAGAATTGCCTACTCATGTGAGTGGATAACCTTTCTGATTTTTTAAACTAACAATAATAATGGAGAGACAATTATGTCATCACAAATAACTACAGCATTTGTACAGCAGTATTCTGCTAACATACAAATGTTATCTCAACAAATGGGATCATTATTAAGAGACAAGGTTAGACAAGAAAGTGTTGTCGGAAAAAATGCTTTCTTTGACCAAGTAGGTTCGGTAACTGCTCAACTTAAAACGAGCAGACACTCTGACACTCCGCAAATAGACACTCCTCACTCAAGAAGAAGAGTATCTTTAGCTGATTATGAGTATGCTGATCTTATTGACCAACAAGACAAAGTACGTCTTTTAATAGATCCAACTTCATCTTACGCACAAGCCGCTGCTATGGCAATGGGTAGAGCAATGGATGATGTGATTATTGCTGCTGCAACTGGTACAGCTTTCACAGGCGAAACTGGTTCTGGTACTGAAGCCGCACAAACTGCAATCGCAGCTAATGTCGGTGCAACTACAGGCTTAAACATTCCTAAATTAGCGAAAGCTAAAGAGAAGTTTGATTTAGCTAGTGTTGATCCTTCAATTCCAAGACACATTATCGTGTCTCCGGAGCAGATCAATAATCTTTTAAATGTAACCGAAGTAACAAGTTCAGATTTCAATACAGTTAAGGCATTAGTCCAAGGCGAAATTGATACTTTTCTTGGCTTCAAATTTACAGTTTCCAATAGACTTGCAAAAACTGGTAATGACAGAACTTGCATAGCCTTCGCACAAGATGGTATCACTCTAGGAATTGGTAAAGATGTTAATGCAAGAATAGACGAAAGAGCAGACAAATCGTATGCTACTCAAGTTTACTACTGCATGAGCATTGGTGCTACTAGAATGGAACAAGCAAAAGTTCTTGGTATAGTATGTCAAGAAGCATAATAGGAGGATATAATGGCTACAGTTTATTCAGTTCAAAAGACTAAATGGGACCAAAATGTTCCTTCAGAAAAAATAGATACTACAGAATTAGCAGGTAGATTAAGAGTTGCTTTCGCAGAATACGAAGCATCTTCTCTAGCGATTAATGATGTTGTTGAAATGTTTAATTTACCTAATGGTGCAAGAATTGTATCTGGTAGATTAGCACATGATGCTTTAAATAGCTCAACTCAATTATCAGTTGGTTATGCAGCACATACTAATTCAGCAGGTTCTACTGTTGCTTTAGATGCTGATGCTTACAAAGCTGCAGCAAGTTCTGCTTCAGCTTCAGCTGCTAATGTTGCGAACACTATTGCATTAGGCGAAAACTCTGTTGTAGATGCTAACAAAGATGGTTTACCTGTCTCTGTTACTCTTACAGGAGCAGTAGCTTCTGGAACAATTCAGCTTACAATGTTTTACGTTGTAGACTAATAAATAAAATTTTAGGCGGTGGAAGCGAGAGTGGAAACCGCCTAGAGTGCATGAAAAAGATACAAGATTTAAAACCTGTATTACATTTTAAAAAAGATAATTATGTGTATAGGTATGTATTAGTAGATAGGTTTCAAAACGATTCTAAAAATCATTATGGCTTTGATACTAAAGAGGAACTATTCTTTCACTTACAGAAGATTCAAAAAACGCAAGACTTTGTAACTCAAGATTTACTCAAGTAAGAGATAGTGTGTTTAGATCACACCCTTGGAACTGCTTACAGAAAAGAGTAGAAATAGCAGTAGATACTACAGCTCCTGCATGGGGTTTTAGTTTTGCTTATACTTTACCAGCGGATTGTTTAAGATTACTTCGTATATTAGATTATGATTCAAACTACAAAGTAGAAGGTAGAAAAATATTAAGTAACACATCTTCTATGAAAATATTATATGTTAGTAGAGTTACAGATCCTAATGAATATGATGAATTGTTAAGAGAAACTTTATCTGCAGCATTAAGTGCAGACATTGCTTTTGCAGTTACTTCCAATAATACTACAGCAACAAATATGTATAATTTGTTTCAAGATAAATTAAAAGATGCTAGATTTGTAGATTCAACTGAAGGTCAAAATGTTGAACAAGATTTAGGCATGACAGATGTTATAGACGCAGGTACATTTATTAATTCAAGGTTTTAGACCATGGCTAGAGTTGCAGTTGAATTAACAAACTTTACAGGTGGTGAGCTATCTCCAAGATTAGATGGTAGAACAGACTTAACTAAATATGAATCTGGTTGTTCAACATTAGAAAATTTAGTAGTATACCCACATGGTTCAGCAGCTCGTAGACCCGGTTCTACATTTGTTGCAGAAGTTGCTAATAGTGCAAACAAAACAAGATTAATTCCTTTTGAATTTTCTACAACACAAACTTATATGTTGGAGTTCTCTAATTTAAAAATGAGAGTATACAAAGATAGTGGTGCTGTATTAGAAGGAGACAAAACTATAACTGCAATTACAAAAGCTAATCCTGCTGTAGTAACC